CTTCCCTGTCCAATATTAGGGATTAGGGCTGAGGGATTAGGAATTAGTAAAAGATTGGATTTTTATTAAACTAAACCCCAAGCCCTAAATCCTAATCCCTATTCTGTTGACGATTGAGAAGGGGTGGGGATTATGTCGGTGTCATTTGGTAGAAAGGGGCCCAGAAGGGGTCTAAAAGTGGTCTAGATTTGAGACAAAAAGTAAAGTGAATTAACTGCCTTTACTTTTCTCCATAAAAGGCCGCGTAAAATTTACATAGAAACTTTACTTTACCCCTTGACTTTTTCAGTCTCAGCATTATACTGTATATATGAAGGATTACGGAGGTGCCGATGGTGAAATTTAAAAAGGCCGAGGAAGTCTTTAAGGATTTACCCCAAGAGATCCGAGATCAAATTTTTAAAATCGCGGCGGGCCTGATGGTCTATTTCCCGGTAGATCAAAATAGAGTATCTATAGACAGGGAACAAATTTGCATTAAGTACGCATCACCAAAACGATCTTATGAGGATATCGGCCAGGAGTATGGACTGTCGAAAATGCGGATATGCCAAATAATAAAGGAAGAAAGGGTACGATATTCAGAGGATCGGATCAAATTTTGGAAAGGCCAAGGTATGTCACTGAGGGGGATTGCAAAATTATTTAAAAAATCACATGAAGCGGTGAGATGATATTTATTTACCAGATTCCGGTTCCGGCGATTGGGGTCCCTTCTCTCGAGCGATTTTAAGCTGATAATACAAAAAGGAAACAACGATGGAAACTATTGAAGACGGATCGGCTCGTAATCCACAATTAAATCCCAACGAAAAGACAATTACGGTTACAATCAATATGAGAAAGTTTACAACACCATTACTTGCTATAATTGCATCCCAAAAACTAATTCTATAATATTTTTTGAACCATAGCGTTATCAGTGTGAGAAGAAGTAAATAGATGCCCCAATAAAAACAATAAAAGAGAGTATTCATTAGGATGGGGAGTTATTAAAGGTGCGCACCTTATCTTCTTCCGTTGTTTGACCCCCAATTAATCCGATTAGGGTGCCAATTATCCCCGTGACGGGACTAATAAAAAAAAGAAGGGCACCCAAACCAGCTCCCGTTAAGGGTAATTGTGCGCCCTCTTCTGCGATTACATCTCCCGGAGTATAATGATAGAATTCATTGGTAGCGGTGCATTGAGCACGAAAAAAATGCAAGGGAACTTCACTTCGTTGTTGAGGTTCCCTTCCAGAGAAACGAAGATAGATTCTTTCTTGGGGATGCTGCCTACAATGAACATAAAAACGCATAAGAATTAACCGGACATTAAGGGTTGAGTGTATGTGGTCGGAATACCCGTGTTGTTTAAATTGTCAGACGACAGGAACAAAGCACTACCCTCTCTTCTTTGGATTTTTTTCGTGTTTAATTAATGCGATTCCGGGTCCATCGTGCTCGATTGCAATAATTAAAAATGGCAGATCTTCGACTCGTAATTCATGAATATATTTTATTGTTGTTGAAAAATTTGCCACCCGATCAGTTAAGTAAACCGACATTCTATCGCTTGGAACAACAATGATTCCGACATCAATGTTGCCGGCGATCATTGCGTTTCGCAAATGAATAAAATCGCGTGTAACTAAATCACTCCTGGCAGAAAGTTGAATTTCAACACCGACGCAAACCCGGGTGCCGTTAATAATTTTACACTTTGTCCAGTCTACGTCACCGGTTTGTTTTTTTATCCATTCTCCTCTTCTTTCAAAACGCTCATCAATTATTTCACGAATCATTTTTGCGCCATTGGTATCCTTTTCTTCCTTTATCAACAAATTAAAATCGGTTATGATCGTCTTTACTTCATTTATCAATGGTGTTAACCCCAATCTTTCGGTCTTCTCTTTAAAACCGTTCACCAATTGTTCTTTTTCTATTTTGGGCATATTCTCTCCTTGAAAACCGCTTGAATTTTGGAGTTTGGTTTTGATTCCTTTAAATCGGGATATTTTTGTTTAAACCGACCTATAATAGCTTGAAAAGTTAACAATTCTGACCCGATCCAATTACGTTTCAATTCCTGTGCTGCTTCATAAGTGGATCCACCGCCTCCGAAGGGGTCCAAAACAATATCAGATTTTTTTGTGGATATTTCGATGCAGCGAGATGGTATCATGGGCTTTAATTCATTTATATGCCACCTGGTTTTAAATTTCTTGTGTCTCGCTGGAGACGTGTCATCCCAGAAATCGGTTAAATTTAAACCCTTCGGATTTAAATATTTCTTATGACCGCCATAATCCTTAATATCTTTTTTACAATGGCGACACTTGGGAATGGGGAGATATACTCTATTGAAAGTTGTTGGTATCCCTTTGGTAAAATAGAGTAATCCATAATGAGCGGGATATAGTTTCGTTCCCCGTGGATAGCTTCCCTTCATTGATAAAGCAATCCAATGTCTAAAATATAAGCCTTTATTTTCAATGTGAGATGCAAAATGGTATCCCCACTTAGGAAGGATATAAATAAAAAGCGATCCACCGGGTTTCAAAATCCCTATACATTCATCAATCCATGAAAAGGACCATTCTAAATATTTCTCCCTTGCAAGGTTGTCGTTCTCGGAACCGTTACCGTAATCCTTTCCCAAGTTGAATGGAGGGTCGGCAAACACACAATCGATTGATTCTTTCTTTATCATTGGGAATAATTTCAAACAATCACCGGAAAATAAAATTCCGTTGATAATAGAATACATTAATTTTAGGTTAATTGTTCCTCCGGGGAACAATATAGAAGGATGCGAGATAGCTGACATAACGCTTGTGTCTATAGGTCTGATCAAATGACAATGTCATAGATATAGGAAATCGCCTTCATTATTTGCCTTACTGTATAGTTGCAGGCTAAGGCCTTGTTTGTAAATCATCCTTGCTCGTCCACTGGAACGAACGTCCGCATCGTGGACAGGTGACTAAGAGATTCCAACCTCCACTATGTTCCATAAAATTAAACGTCAAAGGTGTTGCGTCCCGTAAACAACTGGCGTTTTTAGAACGAAAATACAGGGATACAATATGCTTTTTTTCATCAACATTGTAATCGTCGACTTGTCCAGGCATGGGTTCAATCTCGGTTGATTTAAAATTTTCTCCACAACGTGGGCATCTGACAAGTAAAATATCGTATTTAAGCTGTTGGATTGATTCTTGTTTTATGTCAAGCAATGCCCTATCATTGGGGCATAAAGCTTTTCCACCCGCCCAGAACGATTGTATTATCTGTTGCTTCTGTTCTTTTGTCCATGCCATATAGTCCTCCTTTTATTAAAAAGACAAGACCAATGATGAAAAACCTTCATCGGTCGCTCCTTTGATAATATAACCCCCAGCAGTTTTCCCGTTTAAGTTCCGTGGGATATAAACAACCTTACCAATGCAGTCTATCGACCAGGCAAAATATTTATTTTTAGACGAGCAGACGGCAAGATCGTTTCGATCGTACGGATTAAGAAAATGGGAAGGAAGTAATTTTAGAACGGTTGAAGAATCGAAGGATTTACAGTCCGGGTATGCTTCTTTAATAGTAACAGTTAAGTCTGCGGGATATTTGCCGTTTGCCAGAGTGCAAAAATCCTCCAATGCGAGCTGAAAAGTATGCATATTGTTTTTTAACACACTACGTTTGGTGTCTTTGATGTAGGAAGAAAGAGCCATGCGCATCATGTTGTCTCCCGGACCATCCACTACTTTCCAGCTTTTCTTAAATCGTTCAAAAGTGTAGATTAATTCTCTCAGAGTATCATTTAAAAAAACTAAAGAGGCGGATACTTTTGCTGTTTTACCATTAAGGGAAATGTCGGTAATTGCCACATCATCAACATCACCATTGTTCCAGTACATCAAGATTTCAAGTTTTAGATCACCTTCTTTGATTGACTGCCGGCAGGTCAAACACAAGAGCATAAAAACAGGAACGACATATAAAAACCGCATTTTTCCTCCTTCTCATTTACACTTCACTATTTTGAAGATTACTTTGCCGATGATGGTGCAGGTTTCATCGGTTACAATGTATGACTCGCTGCGGGGATTGCGAGCCTGGAGAAGAAAGCCCTTATTGTCGGGCAAGGGCATGCAGATTTTAATTGTCGCTCCGCCCTGGTAACGGAAGACGCCGATCTCCCCCTTTTTTAATTCCATGATATTGGGATTCACGATGACGATGTCGCCGGTATATAATTCCGGCTCCATGCTGGCACCATCGACAATCAAACCAAATGCGTTTTTAGGTACGTTCGGGATGTAAAAATGATAACGGATTTCATCATCGAGCGGATAGTCTGGATATCCAGCCGGGACAGTATTAACAATAGGAAGAGCGTTATATTTTGTTTCGGATTTATATTCACCCTTTACGTCTGCGACGACGACAGGAGTGTCTTTATGTTTTTCTTCGTCCGATAAAAGCCAATAAGGATTAACATGAAAGGTTTGCATGATTTTAATGAGTGTGTCATAAGAGGGTTTATTTCTGCCCCGTTCCAAGTCAGCCACGTAGCTTTGTTGCAGACCGATTTTTTTACCAAACTCTGTTTGCGTTAATTTCTGTGCTTTTCTTATAGTGCGAAGTTTCTCGCCGATGGGCAGTTTGGGGGATTCCTTAATATCGGTCATACCGATATTACCCCTTGACAAATATCGTAATATACATATAATATACCATGAGTCAGGGAAGAGCAAGCCAAAAGGTCTTGATTTATCAACAACCGAGCCGGATTCATGGGGAATCCGGCTCTATTTTTTTTGCAACCGAAGGGGGATTTTATGCCTAAAAAACCGAAAGAAAGAAACGAAATGATTGATTTTGCGAGGGCGATCGCCGATGAGATCATCGCGAAACACCCAGGCGACGGATCATATATTGTATTGGACCTGGTTAGAGAAATCATGTTGGCTTCTGACTACTGTCAGAAGCGGGTTTCTTAAACGCAGGGCGGTTTTGAGATATGTGCCGCAATGTCTCGGCGATCTCCTTGAGTGATTTGTCGATGGACTCTAAGACGGCAATCAGTTTATCGGTTCGTTCATCGGTCATCTCTCCTCCAGTCTATCAGTATAATAATATACGGAAGGCTGTCAAGGGGAAATCGTAGATGTCGCAGATCATCAAACACCCGGAATTAGTTCGCTGGAATTTAAAAAAGGCACTGTTAGAACGCCGGATGCTGGCCCAGGAATTGGCGCTTATGGTCGGTACGAGCAGAGCTTATCTGTCGCACGTGATCGTGGGCCGGTATCCGGGCTGGCCGTACCGGAAGAAGATCGCGGCGATCCTGGGTTATGATGAAAAGTGGCTCTTCAAGCAAGGAGAAGGAAATGTCAACGGCGACCATAACTAAAAGACGTCATAGCCGGCTGGCGAAGATCGAGGAGATCCGTCACCTGACGGAACGCCAGTGGCTTAAAGCGGACCAGGGTGTGGAGATCGAGGCGTTTTATCCCTTCTCGGATTTCTACGGCGGTTACCTGGTCTACGCTTTAAACGGCCAAAAATACAAAATGTGGTGCGGTAACCTGGCGGCTGGCCAGCTCGGTGTGAAGGTGATCCACGTGTACGGAGTCAATGCATGAATACAGGAATGACAGATATCACCACGACAGCTAAAAATTCGGGGAACGGTAAGGGGAAAAACCGTGATCTAATCCATTATTCACCCAATTTCAAAAGGATCACATCCTTCTTTAACCGGCTTCTTGCCGTTCCCCGAACCATCGCGAAAAAATGGCGCCGGTGGCGCGCCGGTATTTTCCTGAATCAGCTCCGCCGGATGCTGTTAAAACTCAATCACAAACTGCATAATGCGGGCTATCCGCGCAACGAGCGCCGGATGATCCTGCACAACATACTGAAGGACATTAAAAGCGCCCAGGAAGTCCTGGGCGACAAATAATAGGGGGATGTTATGACGGAGAATGAAAGAAGGGAATCGGAACGGGAATATCTCAACGAGTTGCGCGACAATCACGAGAGCAACAAACCGATCCGGATAAAAGTCATGCAGGGTGGTAAATGCGTTGCCGTTACCGAACTGAGCCAGTGGCTCGAGGACAATGAAATCGAAAAAACCTTCGGCATCGAGATGAAGGCTGAAATAATCTGCTCGATCGTCTATACCGGCAAATACAACGGCGGTGGCGGAGCAGCTGCCGAATACCAACTGATCCGGCTATGAAAGTAACGGTCAAGCTGATCAAAGGTGACATGAAGACGGCGCGAGGAAAAGGTTCGGGAGCCGCGGCGTCGTTGATATACATCGAGGACGTCGTGTACTTCGGGATCGGCTCGGTGCTGTGGGAGGACGGCTGGGTAAGACTTCTGCCCCTGGATTCGCGAGTGCAACAAATATCGTACCGCAAGGAGCTGGTGTTCGCGGTGATCGAGGAAAAGGAGTAGGCATGATAACGATGACCGAAGAGCAACGTAAATGGTGCGAGAATGAAAAATCTCCCACACATCCGGGAGATTCGGTTGAAATTTGGGAAAGCGGTCGATTCAAGGGCCGGGGTGTTGCAATCGTTGTAGCCGGCGACATGGTGGCGGTCGGATTTGCCGATGGGCATATATTCTGTTACCCGCGGATACAGGTAACCAGCGACGAAAGTTTACTGTGGGCGGGAAAACCGATGACGCCGGCGCCGGCATTTGAACCACGGCCTAGCGATTGTAATCAACATAAGGAGAAGGAGAAAGTATGAAAACCAAAGAGATAAGACTGAACGGCAAGAAGTATGTCCTGACCCTGGAGGAAATTCACAAGATCAATCTGATCCGCCGGGGTCTGCGGTTGCAGGAGAAGATGGACCCTCTGAAAAACGAGTTAAAGGAGATCAAGGACGAACTCGGCGGCCTGGCGGTGGCGCGCAATGGCGTTGGACGCATGGTTCGTCTTGACGGAATAATCGTCGAGGCGATAGTAACCTGGAAAAAGGAAATCACCCTGGACCCGGAGAAAACGGCGGAGCTCAAAGCCAAACTCGGAGCCCGGGAATTCAATCTCTTTTTTGAAGAGCGGACCGATTACAAACCGACCAAGGAATTGAACCTGCTGACCAAAACCAAAGACCACAAGGAAGATGAGAAAAAGCTCGCGATCATCAACGCGCTTAAAATCAAACAAAACGGTCCGTACGTCGAACTGAAGCATACGGATTCACCGAAATAACCGCATGGACCAGTCGAAGGACGCGCCGGTCGAGATTCCGGTCCGGATAACCAAGGCCATTGAAGTGGAATGGAAATGTCCGGAATGCCACGAGGACCGGGTGAGTCTTAAAATTTCATTGCCGGCGCGCTTCCCGGTCCAATGCATGAAGTGCGGTAAAACCTTTACGGGGGTACGGTAATGAGAATCGCTATTTATCGGGCATATACCTTGGACAATATCGATTTTGACGAGGAAGAGGAAGACGATGAATTTTTACTTAATTTATAGGGGAGGATTAAATGAGCAAAACGGTAAGGTATAAATTTATTCACTTCGAGCCCAACGCCGGGAAATTTGATATCGTGAACACTAAAACCGGCGACATTCTTGGTTTCATTGACTGGTACGATCCGTGGCGATGTTGGTGTTTGCATACCTTTGAGGGTGTTGCTTTTAGCGCATCGTGCCTGCGGAGCATCTGCGATTTTATAAAGCAGCGTCCAACAAAAAAATAGCGAGGTGGCGGCATGAGCAAGCAATTAGAAAAAAGCGAAGTGGTTCAGCGGGTGGCGGAGAACGAAGCCCTGATCGCCCTGGGAGCCAAGCAGAATTTTGAATCCATCCTGAATATCAGCATGGGTCTCAGGGGCATGAAAGACCTGGCAACCGAGGTTGGCTGGAAAGTTTTGGGTTATGAAAACATGGAAGATTACACAACCCAGAGATGGGGTATGAGTGAACGAAATGCTTGGAGATATTTAGCGGTAGCCGAGAAATTGCCAAAAGGGTTACTGACATCATGTCAGAAATCAGCCAAAGCTAATCTGGGACGTCTTTTAGCCCTCCTACCAAATGACACGGAGGGCTTTAATTTGACGGCAGCTCAGGTCGAAGACTTGATGATCCTACCCCCAGACGATTTCAAGAAACAACTCGTTAAATTGACCGGCTATGACCGGAAACGGGACGGCGGCCGCGGACCCTCGGATCTCGACCGTCCGAACGTCTCCCGTGATCGGTACCGGGACCAGCAGGGGAAGATCCTCCTGCTCAAGGAAAAGCTTGATACGATGGAAGAAGAGAAGGACGAGCTGGTCGACCAACTCGAAAAGCTGGAGGCAACCGTCGGCGACCTGAAAAAAGTCACGTCGCCGGACAAGGATAAAAACGAGCTGATCGGAGAAAATAAACAGTTGGTGCTTCGGGTGGCCGAGATGGAAAAGCTCTTGTTCGCCCACCAAAGACTGACGCTCAAGGGCCAGTTCGGAATTGACCATGCCATGACGGCGATCACGGACTGCGCGGCGATTTTCAGCAAGATCGGTTCAATCGAATTATCGACTCACGAACAGTGGGTCGAATTCCGCGCCTATACGGATACGATCCGCCGGCTCCTGGAGGATTGCGAAGAGCGGGTGGCGGCGACAATGGCGGAGAAGGGACTGCAGCCGAAGGATTACGAGGAATGGCACGAAGGGTCATTCCGGTATCACATGGACAAGGCGACCGAAAGAATGCGTCAGGATTACGCCGATAAAACGGCTGCGGAGACCGATGCATTATTCGAGAGGATGAAGGCGGAGCGCAAGGTGAAGCGGGAAGCGGAAAAGAAGAAGGCTGCTGAAAAATAATCCAATGAAGATCCCTCAAGAAAATCTGCGGGAAATCTCCAACAGTCCTTTTAAAAAGGATCGGACGCAACTGATCCGGCAGACGAGCATCGCCTACAAGGTGAGCGCGGCGACGGTTTACCGCGCCCTGCAAAAATATGAGCGCCGACCGAAGACGGTCCGCCTGACGGATGCCGATAAAGCGGCGGCGCAAAAGGTGCTGGTCTTAAAATATAAGAGCCGGGGCCTGAAGCACCAAAGGATCTCGACCGAGATGGCGATCGCGGAAGTCCGGCTGCGCGAGATGATCGCCGGCCGCGAACCGGGGAAAAAAATCAACCGGGCCCGGGTCGATGAGATCGCGCGGACCCTGGGGGTCGACGAAAGGCACCTGCGCATGGCCCGCCCGTGCGTTCGTCTGACTACGCCGGGCCCGAATACGTGGGGCCAGGCGGACTTTACGGTGGCGCAATGCTTTTACCTGAAAAACATGCGCGTGCATTTCCGCAACCTCAAGTATCATTCCAAAAAAGAGCCGAAGCAGAAGATCATCCTGGGCACGTACGTGGAAATGTTTTCGACCGCGAAATACTGGTTTGCGTTCGAGGCCCTGGGCGAGAACACGTTGATCGCGACCGACTTCCTGTACCGGGCGTTCGAAAAGAAAGGCGCGGATTTCCCGATGCACGGCCTGCCCTGGAACCTGTACGTGGACCAGGGCTCGCCGTTCAAATCCGGGCATTTCCGGGCGCTCCTGGCGCGGCTCGGCATCGAACTGCACTTGCACATGCCGGGTAACGCGCGCGCCACCGGCATGGCGGAAAAAAGCGTTCAGCAGACCCAGAAACTGGAAGGATTGATCCGAACCCGGATTAACGAACGGGACTGGCCTTCTCTGGACGATTTTAACCGCTGGCTTTTCGAATTTTCCGTCGACGAGAACAACAAGAAGCGCCGGGGCGACGTCAAGACCCGGTTCGAAAAGTGGCTGGAGATCCATCCTGAAGACCTGCGCAGCTGCCCGCCGCGCGAGATCTTTATGAACCTGACCGCGGCGCACGAGACACAGCGGCGCGTCCATCCGGAACTATGTATCTATCACGGCGGCAAGCCGTACTGGGTGGGTGTGTCGGATCTATGCGGCGAGCAGGTGGACGTGTTTATCAACGTCGACGGCCGGGTCTGGATCCATCATCCGTTCGTCGGCTACATGGGTCCGCTCGAGGAAGGCGTCAAAGCAAACGTGATGGGCCAGGACTTCGAGCGGCCGCAGAAGACGTTCTGGGAAAAGGAAAAGGACGAACTGCAGCGGATCATCGACGACGAGGGAATCAGTAAAACTCCCGGCCAGTATTACAGCCGGCAGTCCGACAAGGTGCACCCGGAGCCGGTGAGTGTAGACCAGGTGAAGGCGCAGGGCGGGGCGCCAGCCGCAGACCAAAAACTAACCATCACCGAGGCGAAAATGAAAATCAGCCAGGAGATCGGAATTCCCCTGGGGCAGCTGCCGGAGTCCACGCAATCTCTTATTCAAGAGGTTCTAACATCCCAGGCGTCGGAGACGGATGGCACTGTTCCAGGGGATATCGTCCGGGAAGTCTGCGCCCGGATCAAGGAAATAATGTTTGTGGAAGAGGAGTTCCCGGGCGACACGCCGGGGGATTTAGACGGGGCGCTTTAGCCCCGGAAAGGTGGCAACCTTATGTTTCGAGTAACTTATCCGGAAAAAATGTTCGAGACGAAAGCCCTGCGGCAGATCGCGCAGGCGTGCGAGCGCGCGGTCATGCACCCGGGATCGATCACGGCGATCATCGGCGAAGTCGGCGTCGGCAAGTCGACCGCGGTCTATAACGCGATGGGCACGATCGAGGAGGCCGGCGTCCACGTGATCTGGATCAGCCAGCCGGAAAAGGAACTGCTGCGGGTCGGCGGGATCATGGCCGTGATCATCCGGCACTTCGGGGAGGACCCGCGGCGGTACATCGAGGCGCGGACCGAGCAGCTGCGCCGGATACTGGGCGTTAAGACCCAGGAGGACAAGCCGATCTGCGTGATGATCGACGAAGCGCACGCCCTGGGCCGGGAAACGCTCCGGGCGCTGAAGCGGGTGCTGGAGCTGGGCTTCGGCCGCCGGATGGGGCTGCTTTCGATCATCCTCGTAGCCCAACCGGAGCTGTACGAGAAACTGCGGACCGTGCCGGAGATCAATTTGCGTACCCGGAAGATCGAAATGCCACGCTTCACGGACAGCGAGGCGGAGCATTACTGCGAGTGGGTGGCCGGCTGGGAGGACGTCAAGATCGATCCGCCGGCGGTCAGGATCATCTGCCGGAAACTCCACAATCCGCTGCGGATCGCGTCGATCATTTCCCAGTTGGCCGAGATCTGTGAAAGCGTGGGCGAGAAAAAAATCACGGCCGAGATGTGCAAGGAAATCTGGACTAAGAATATCCGGACCCAGATGGATCAGTACGGGATCACCCACAAGGAACTGGCCGACGCGGCCGGTTATTCCCGGAGCGCGGTGACGATGATGCTGGCCGGCCAGTATCCCGGCAAGCCGAACGAATTTAAATTGAACGAGGCGCTGGAAGACCTGGTGGCGCAGCGCGCCGGAAAGGGGGCATAGCATGGGCCGGCATAGAAGACCTGGACGACCGCGAATCCATCCCTTAAAGCGGGGGCGGCCGCGGAAATCAAAAATTACCGATATCCGGGAACGAGTCGACGGGATTGAAAATGAAATTAAGCAGGCGCGGGGGGATTGTCGGGACAAGAAGAGGAAAATAGTCACGTTCCCTGGCGCAGAGATGCCGGCGGATCTTATTAAGAATCTGGATGATGTCGACGTCGCGCTCGAATTGCTGCGGGTCAAGATCGCCAAATTCGAACGGCCGGGGAACGGATCCGATCGGGTTGCGCTCATTAACCATACGCGGGATGCGATCAACCACGCGGCGAATATGGTGAAGGCGGTGATCAACTGCGCGCAGGAGGGCCGATGAAAAAATTTTGGCCGGTTCTCAACGTTCTTTTTCTTTTGGCGGGGATCGGATATTTCGCGGTGCGGACGTACCAGATCACGGCATGGATCCGGCGTGAGCTGCAGATCGAGAAAAAGAAGATGGTCGACGAGTTCGACAGCGATCTCAAAAAGATCGGGGTCGTGAATACCGGCGCGGTGAATGAAACCAATCTCTACATCATCCGGACGCTGATCTGGAACAGCCGGATCGGGCTAAACTTAAAAACCGGAGAGAATAGCCGAAGTCGGGAGGAATTGAAGCGATCCATCGAACATGAAGTCGGCCGCAAAGTTGGGAACTGGGAACTGATCCTGGATGGGGATTAAAGGAGGATTAATGGATCGCGACACGATGCGTAAAAAAATCAATAATATTTTGGCATCCAGTGCAGAACCGATCCAGGCCCGGTATATCGCCGAAGCCCTGGGAATCAGCGAGCGGGAGGTCCGGCGCCTGGTGCGGGAATTGATCGGCCGGGGCGTGATGATCGCTTCGACGATGGAGCGTCCGTACGGGTATTTCCTACCCCGGACACCTCAAGAGATCCAGCGTTATGTGCGACAATTGAAATCGCGGATGGCCAAGATCGCGGAGCGGCTGCACGATTTTGACCGGGCGACCGCGACCAAGATTCAGGGGATTCTTTTCCCGGATCGGGTGGCATAAAGAATGAACGCGAGTCCGGGACAAATCCGCAAGATCTGGGCTACTGCGCATCAACTCGGATTCGACAGCGAAATGCTGCATTACGTACTTAAGCATAACTTAAATTTGGATAACATCAGCCGTCTCTCACGCGCGGACGCCCGTAAGTTCATCGACCTGCTCATCCACATCGCCGGCGAAGACCGGCCCGGATACCGGGCGAGTGAAAAGATCGACCAGGCCATGCGGGAAGAAGGAATGACGCTCGGCTGCACGCCGGCGCAGCGCGACAAGATCGGCTGGCTGATTCGGGATGCGGGTTGGAACGAAGACCGGGTGAAAGGGTACTTAGTATCGCAGAAGATCGAGCGGATCGAGGAGTTGTCCCGGACCCTGGCCAGTAATTTTATTGAGTATCTGAAAAGTGAAAAAAGGAGGGTTAAATGCACGGGAAAGTCAGCATAGACGTATTGATAGCCGTCAGTGCTCTTATGTTCGGTCTCGGCGGCGCGGTCGGCATGTTTATCGTCGCCTGCTTCGCAGTGAGAAATTACAACCGCGGGTATAAGGACGGGCATCGCGACAGCGAAATGGAAAAAATCCAAGCGGGCGATATCCTGGAGAGCGCCGATCATGCGGGTTAAGGAATACCTGACGTTTGACGAGACGGCCCGGCAGTTCGGGATCTGCAAGGGAACGCTTTCCAAGTGGGCGAAGAAAGGCCTGCTCTATCCCATTACCTCCATCGACGTCGTCACCCGGAAACGGATCAAATTCCTCCGGCGCGACGACGTCCGATTCCTGCTTCGGCTTTACAACCGGCTGCCGTATTATCGCCGGAACAGCCACTACATCCTGCCGCTTTTCCGGCAGGCCGTGGAGCGTAACCATAATGGCCGGAACTGATTTAAAATTCCTAACTGAAAAAAGTTACCGCGACCTGCGACGCGTCCTGGCCGATACGCGACGCCGAATGCTGGAAAAGATCACAGAACTGCCGGCCGCCGAAACGAAAAAACTTAAATGGATGCGCAGCGCGGTGGCAGAGGTCGACCGGCTGATCGACGGCGAGCGCAAGCGGCTGCCGTCGGGCAAGCTTCTGGTCACGGTCCCGCCGCTCGCCAAGCAGATGCTGGAAACGCTGCCGCTCGTGAGAATCTTTGAAACGGGTGTCCGGGACGGTATGGATCAGCTGGGGATCTACCGGCAATTTCCGCTCATCGACAAGCCGGCGCTGGCGTTCGTCCAGGATTATACCTACGATCAAATCACGGGCTTGGGCGAAGACGTGCGCCAGATGATCAAGTCGCAGATCCGGCTCGGGATCATCCAGGGCGAAGGCGTACCGGAACTCGCCAAGCGGCTGGTCAATGAGGGGTTACCCAAGGGCGTATTCGACAAGGTAACAGAACGGGCGGATATGATCGCGCGGACCGAGTTGGCCCGGGCGCATACCGAGGGTCGCCGGGCGTATTACAACCAGGCCGGCGTGGAGTGGGTCCGGGTGATCGGCAAGAATCCCGGCTGCCCGATCTGCGGTCCGCACATCGGCAACGTCTATAACATCAAGGACGCGCCGCGGATTCCGTTTCATCCGAACTGCGAATGCGATATCGAGGCGGTAATCGTGATCGGCCAGGAGATCATCGTAATTGGGAGCGAGATCTGGCGCCGTGATTATGCGCCGCGGGTGATTTAAAATGCATTTAATCCTTGACAACTTGGAAACACATCTTACAGTTTTATATAATGAGACAAGGATTGCGGACATTAAACTTAACCTGGGAGGACTTATGTAATCCCAAAATAACCCCCCTAAAGCACAAAGACCCGGCCGGTATCAATGACTCTCGGCCGGGTCCTTATTTTTGCAAGCAAAGGAGACTTAAATGAAGCGGATGATTTTTCTGGTCCTGGCATTGACGGTCCTGGGTGTGGCCGAAAGCGTAATCGACGCGCCGGGCGTGACCGCGCTCTGGAACGGTGATACCCTGAAAAAGAATACGACCCTGGTAAGCGGTACGATCTGGATCGGCCACTGGCCGTACCCGGGCATCACGGTCAAGACAACCAATCCGGCGGACTCCACGAACTACCGCGTTTATTTTTTGACCAAGAACGCGCTTAGCGATTCATTTTTCATGCCGTCCGATACCCTGGGTAACGAAGCCGGCAACACGATCTTCCGGCTGAGCGATACGCTGGCGCATTCATCCACGATTTTTCCGGTGGCGAACCGTTATCTGCGCGTCGTCATAAAATCCAGCGCGACCCTGCACGGCAACCGGGCCCGGCTCTGGGTCAAGTTATTCCTCTGGTCGATGTGGCAGCCGGATCTGCCGGATGATTAAGGAGCAAGCCATGAAACGACTAATCCTGATCATCGCGGCCCTGGTGATTGCAAATGCGGCGTTCGCGGCCGGGAGTTATACGCCGGCGCCGTTTGATTTCGGCAAGGTACAGCTGCCGAAAAGTAATAGCGGATCCTATATTTTCGATACAGTCACGGCGGATCAAGGATATTTCTTGATCATCGGATCCCGGGTGTATAAAGTGGACTCCGCATTTTTTCATAAACTCGCGGTGGATTCTATCGTTAGTTTTTCACCGCTCACGATCCTGAGCACGCAGATTAATCTCGGCGGCGGTGATGTGGTGGTCGAACAGGGACGGCGGATGAAGATTGATACCATTTTTCCGGCCAATGGGAAGACCGTGATCGGGACGGTCGGTGATACGGCGCAGTTCAATTCAGATCTGCAGAAATTCACGCACAAGACTTTGGTCGATTCCCTGGGATTTGCGAGCGCGGTGGATACGGTGTATTTTCGGATTTCCAACGACACGGTTTACATCGTTTCGAAAAAGGGATCCTATTTTTTGAACTTGGCACAGGCCAGCGTTTTATTCAAGCCTGGCTGGATGTTACTTGATCAGACTAAACCGGTAACCAACGATTCAACATCGAGTTCATTGGGATCTCTACCGGCACCATATGGCAAAGCCTATATTTGTTCAACTACCGTCGCAGGAAAGAATCCAAGTTTTATGATTTTTTCCGGTGCGGATACGAGTGGATTAAAACCCGGATCACTTATGGGTGATTGTTGGGGAACAGAAACCTTTGGTGGAACACGAATAATCGACACAACCGTTATCGTTGGCGTCACCGCGACGGATCGGTTTTCTCCAGCCTGGTACGGTGCGACCTTGCCGCTATTCCCGTTGACTGAGCGTGTAGCAGTTAACACTCTGTTTGTTTATTGCAACGTTCTTGATACTCTTAAGGGTCGAACTGAAGGCTACACCCACACAAGGAAAACCAAACCATGAGAAAACTCCTAATTCTCTTAATTCCGCTCCTGATTTTCGGTCAGGGTAAAGCGACACACGGGAGCAGTGAGTTATTTAAATCAACATCTTCCGTCATACAGGTTAATCATAACGCTGGTGTAGATTTAGATTCCGTAAGCTGGTCGTGGGAATGTTGGGCGAAATACACCAATCCTCCGGCGAACAGAGCGTTTAGTTTTAAAAGAGCAACTGGCGGGTTAGACCAAGGATTTATGAATTACGTTTTAACAAATGGTAAGATGAATTTTTTCGTACGAGACAGCAACGCGGTTGAAAATACAATTTCGAGTGTTAAATCTTGCGGAGATTCAAGGTGGCATCACTTTGTAATAACCGCTACCCGTGGAGATAGTTTAAGAGTATATATAGACACCGTTTACGATAGCAAAACCGCTTTTACTGTTGGTCGTATTGGTAATAATAGCGTATGGAAGTTTGGACAATATGAAGGGTATATGGATGAGATAAGATTTTATCGAAGAGCAATAACAAAAGCCGAAATAATTTATTCATTTATGAATTTACGACCAAAGAATACTGACTCATTAAAAATCTGGTTAAAATTAGATGAATATACTGGAACTTCTGTTGCTGATTCATCCGGGAACAGCAATAACGGATGGATTACATCCGGCATATGGTCTTTCGATACCCCCGTCATTTCCGGAAAGGAAAAATAGATGAAACGCTTATTGCTTGTCATTATACCGATTCTGATATGGGGGCATGGGAGCAGTTTGTATTTTGATGGAACAAATGACAATATTTCAAGTTTTAGTAATGTTGGTTTAGTTGGAATAAAAGATTTTTCAATCAATCTATGGGCAAAAATTCCTATTGGATGGACACAAAGCAATACAAAAAGAGTGTTCCTTCGAACAAGCGGAACGAATATGACAATAGGTGTTGGGATTTTTAATAATAAATATATGTGCCAAATAAGAGACAATACAGATGGCGTTGCTGTAACTTGCTCGACAAATACAATTATAGATAGTAGGTGGCATAATATAATTTTTGTTGTAGATAGAGATAATGCAACTGGAGAAAATCTTTATCTCGATGGTATATTGGTATGCACAGCTGATCCTACTGGAGAAAATAAAAACATAGACTCTACCGGAGTTGTTACTGTCATTGGTGGCGAAGCAACTCGATATATGAATGGTTGGATAGGGGGGGTTCAATTATACACAAGAACTCTAACTGCAACTGGAATAAGTTTTCTCTACAATCATCCCGAAAAAATCTACTCTACCGATTCTTTGAAACTCTGGCTACCGTTATCCGAATTTACCGGCACGGTCGCCGGAGACTCAAGCGGCAATGCAAATAACGGCACGATATCGGGTGCGACCTGGAACATCGATACGCCGGTAGCGATGGGGAAAACGAATCATGGGAGTTCTTTGAAGTTCGACGGATTAACTACTGCAATAAATTGTGGTGCAATGGATATGTTGGATGGTGCAAACGCCATGACTGCATTATGTTGGTTTAAATTTGATGCAGTTCCAGGATCGGGAACTTGTGAATTGATGGCTAACGATGATGTTGGTTCAAATAGACAATTTTATTTAAGATGGCAGTCAGTAAACAAATTCGAGATTAAAGTTTGGACAAACACATCGTCAGGAGCTTTAGTTGGACAAAACATTGTTTCCGGGAAGTGGTATATGGGTGCTTTAACTTATGATGGAATTAACATTAAACAATACGTTGATGGCGATAGCGTAAACGCAATACCACTAAGTGGAACGGTAATAACATCGGCGGGGAATTGTTATGTTGGTTCCAACAGCAATCCATCGAGCTATATGATTGGCTATATTAGCAACCCAATGATATTTAAAATTGCTTTAACGAGTGCTCAAATTAAAAGACTATATAATAATGTCAGACCGATGACAACGGATTCATTAAAACTTTGGTATAAGTTGAATGAATTTAATGGAGTTGTCGCTAGCGATAGTTCCGGTGTTGGCAACAATGGCACGATTTCCGGCGCGGTTTGGAGCATTGATCAACCATGATAATTTTAATTTCATTTTTATTAATCACCAACTGGGGCGGGTTTACAATGCCGGAAACATCCGGAGAGTTCGCGCATTTCTCGCTGCCGATGCTCACGACCGAATCGGTTTTTGAGACTGCGAAGATCCCGATCGATTACCTGTGGCCGAATATGCATCCGGCCAAGCGCTACGTGGCTGCCTTTTTAATCGCGAACGTATCCGACTTGATAATTTTCAATACCACATTAATCCGCCGGCATTATTCGACGCCGCGAGAAAACGACCTGGCGCGTAACGGCTGGGCGATCTATTCAGTTTTAAAACTCGCGGAATTCGGGATCCGCGTACCGCTCTGGAATCGGCGTCAGCAAAAAAAATTACAGGCGACGATGGAGAACAATACCCTGCGGATGAAATACCTGGAGTTACAAGACCGCATATACCTGGATTCATTGAGAAACGCGGAGGAGGAGAATTTATGATCGGACAACGGAAATGGTTGGTCTGCATGTTTTTCGGAATACTGGCCTTCGTCGGTTTTATTTTTACCGATCATTCGGTTACCGCCTATACGGCCTTGGGCGGAGCCCTGGTTGGTTTAGCCGGCTGGTATCATAACGCGAATGTTAAAGCCAAAAAAAGTAATCCGGGCGAAGGCACGGATATCCAACCCTAAGGAGGTTATTGTGGGAAAGGACGACATCAATATCAACTGCGACGGGGTCGATGAGTTGATCGCCCAAAGCGAAATGCTACTGGACATGACGAAAGCGAAACTCCGGGAAGTACGAAAAGCGGTCCGCGACCCGAAATTCTTGAAGAGCGCGATGCGGTCAAAGTATTTTGAGTTCAGCCGGAAAATCGACGAACTCCTGAAAGCGCAGATCGAACTCACCAAAAAGCTGGACAATGAGGATGACGGATAAGGTCGAGAACGGCAAAGCCAAGTGAGAACATAAAATTAAAGGTGGCCGACAATGACCGAGTTCCTGGATCTCTTAAAAACCGTCGGGCCGGCGCTGGCGATCGGGATCTGGCTGATCTGGCAATTATGGTTGGAGAACGGCCAGCAGGGTGTAAAGATCACGGAGCTCTACGAACGCTTGCTCGAGGGCGAAAAGCAGTACGCGCTGGATCTAATCCGGATCGTCACGGCCCAGTTCAAAAATGAAAAGAACGATTCCATTGCTGAGTCCTACATCGAGGTGCTCAAGCAGAAGGCGGATGATTTGAAACTTGAAATCGATCACATGAGGAAACCAAAATGAAGATCGCGATCAACATCGGGCATACGCCGACCGATCCGGGCGCCATCGACGGCATCGATGCCAAGACGAATGATTTCCGATACAGCCGGGAGGAAAGCGACAACAACCGCTTCGGCGGTTTCGTCTGCAGCCGGCTGCTCCAGGTGGGCTACGAGGTCAAGATTTTCGAGCAGGGCGTCGGCGAGCCGTTCAAGGCCCTGGGCAACCGGATCCTCGAGTGGCAGCCGGATCTCTTCTTTTCCCTGCACCGCAACGCCGTGTCGTCTAATAAGGCCCGGGGCTGGTCGGTCTGGTTCCATGACCCGTCCTGCGACAGCAAGAAACTCGCGCAAATGCTGGCCGAAGAATTAAAGACCGTCCCGGATATCCGACCGGATCCGGTTAATTGTATCCGGAGCGATTTCGAGATCTACCCGAAGACCGATAAATACCCGGGCGGTTTCGCCATTTTGATCAATACGAATCTTGTGCCCGGCTGTCTGTTCGAAGGCGGCTTCATTTCGAATCCCATGGACGAGCTGTGGTACGACAACGAGGTGATCCTGGACAACATGGCCAAGGCCCTGGTCCAGGCCGTCAATCATTGGGGATTCAGCCGATGAGCTATCCCGTCGACGTAAAAGAAAAAGCGTTTCAGCTGTACGTCCAGGGCGCGAGCTTCGACGAGATCCGGGAGGAGACGAAAGTTAATAAGAAGACGCTCCTGAAATGGAAGCGGAACGAAGGCTGGGAAGCCCGTCGGGACAAGATCCTCGAGGACGTGAAAGATCAGAACGATGAGAAAGCGGGCGAAATGCTGACCAAGATTTATGACTCAGCCGTGGACCTGCATAAGCAGGTGCTCGCGGAACTCAAGGAAGGCGGTATTTTCCGGACCAAGGAAGGCGCGGTCGCAGCCTACATGCAACTGACGAATCTGATCCTGAGGTTGCAACCGTCGAATAAGGAGCTCAAGGTCGGCGACGTCCTGGACAAGGTTTTAAAAGTGCTTTTCGATCATCCCAAAATCGGAATCGTCCTCGATAAATACAAGGACGAGATCGTGGCCACGATCAACAAGGAACTAAGCAAGCCGGAAGCGGAGCGTCGCGTTGCAGAACCGGCGGTGACCAAATGAGGACGACGAAGCGCGCGGAAAAGCAAGCCCTGTCGCAGCTCAAAGACGAATTACTGAAGCGCGACCAACTGGTGGATAAATACCAGGGCCGGCCGATAAAATTCCTGGAGCAATACGGTTACCGGTTCCCGGACAAGATCAAAGAATTATTCGAAGACATATTTTCCGAGAAAGTCCAGTACGCGGTGGTCAAATCCTGCCGCGCCGGCGGCAAGACGCAAATCGCCTCGGGTCTCGCGTTCTGTTTTTTCTTTTTCAAGCAGTGGAACGTCGGCGTGGTCGCCGGCTCCAAAGAGCAGGCGCTCCGGACCATCGAATACTGCCAGGACATATCCGGCGAGCCCGAGGTTGTGGATTACGTGCCGGAAGAGACGAAGACGATCATCAAGGGCAAGTGGGGCAACTGGATCAAGGCGTCGCCGGCATCGACCAAGGCGATCCGCGGCCTGCACGCCAAGGGCCGGGGCATGCTCTTGATCCTGGACGAGGAAGCGGAAATGGACGAAGCGATCGTCCGCTCCGCGCTTAAAGTGGCCAAAGACGCAAAGCCCTGTATCATCCTCCGACTGTCGACCTTTCACAAGATCTCCGGGACGTTCGCGGAGCTGGTGGACAACCATGAAAAATACGGCTACCGGCTTTACGGCTGGGACTCTTTCGACGTCGCGGAAAAATGCACGGAGGATTGCGCGACCTGCCTATCGGATTATTACGGCATCCGCCCGGACATCAAGGAACGGGAAAAAGAATTCGTTGCGTATTGCGGCGGCAAGGCGAAGAAAGGCAAGGGCTGGCTGCCGATATCGAACATCCGGCAGGCGTTTATCGAATCACCCCGGGAGTGGTTCGAAGTCGAGGATATGGGCATGCGGCCCAGCGGCGAGGGCATGGTCCTGCCGCTCGAGAAAGTCAAGCTGGCATTCGACAACGACGACATCGGAATCGATATTACCGCCAACCACTGGTTCGGAATCGACTGGGGCTTCAAGGGCATGACCGCGATTCATTCCTACCAGCAATTCGGCGACCTAATGCAGCTCATCGATGCGGCGGAGTTCACGGAGATCGCCCTGCCGCTCATCGTGGAATACCTGCGGGAGCAGAGTCTTATCCTGGGCGGAACGAACCGGGTCTATGCGGATTCCTCGCATCCTTTCGAAAACAATCATCTGAAGAACGAGGGTTTTGACGTGGATGAAGTAGTGTTCGGCGCATATAAGGAAACGGGTGCGGGCTGGTTGAGATTTCTGATGGAGCGGGAGCGGTATAAGGCACCGCGCCGTTTGACTCGGACCTTATCTCAAATGAGCAACTGGCGCCGGGGCAAGGAAGGCAAGATCGTGAAGAAAAATGATCACCATTGCGACGCGGCCTTGGCCGCGACCAAGTATCTGGAAGACAACCAAAGCGGGACCGTAAGTCTGGGCCCGCGGATGATCCCGAAAAAGGGCGCCGGCTTCATGGAATGGTGGAACCGGCTCCGGGGCCGGCAACCGGCCGGGATCGGGACGGAGAAATGACGCTAAAACCGGCCATTTTAAGGCGATTTAAGCCCTCCTGCCGATACTTACCGCTTAAAAACGACTTGACCAAAATTGACACGGTTTTGTGCGCAAACAGGGCGGGTATAACGGGCATCAGACATGCCCAAAACGAGGTGGCGCTATGAAAAAGGGTATTATTGCCCGGATTTTGGCCGGCGAGACCCTGGGCAAGGTCCGCCAGTCGATGGTCGATATCTGGAAGTATTTCAGCCCGAAAAGTAAGTCCCTGGACCAGTACGATTATGAGGCGTTGGAAAAAGCGTACCGGCAAAAACAGGGGATCCGGCCGGTGATCAATCTCTCGGCGTCGTTCCTGTTCGCCAACTGGTTCGAAGTCACATCCGAGGACGAAGACGCGCAGGAATATTTAAACGACTTTTGGAACCGGAACCGGCTCAGCCTTTTACAGGGCGGGATCGAGGGCGGGCTTTTCGGCAACACGTACCTGGCGTTCGAGTACGATCCGCCCGCCGATAAAAATCAAATGAAGATCCTGCATCCCGGTTCGGTCAAGCCGGTCTTCGATAAGGATAAGCCCTGGGTAATTATGGGTTACGCGATCAAAACCAAAATCGGTGACACGACGATCGAGGAATTGATTACCACCGAAAACTATACGATCCGGATCAACGGCCGGGAAACGGATCAGGGCGGGGAGAATCCTTACGGGATCCTCCCGATCGTGCATATTGCCGAGATCCGTTTTTCGGACGAGGTTTACGGCACCGGCGAAGTGGACGAGGCGCTCTACGACATGGCCGAGAAATATAAAACCGTGCTCGATAACGGCGTGGCGATCGAGGAATATCACGGCTCGCCGATCCCGATCTTCAAGGGCGTCAAGAATTTTACCGAGCTGCAGCAGAAACTGGAGGATGAAGAGAGCTGGAAACCGGGCATGGGATTATTTCTGCCGAACAAGGACTCGGATGTCAAGTTTTTGGAGTCCACCCGGTCCGTGGAGAACGCGGTCGAACTGCTGAAAAAGATTTTTTATAACTTCGTCATCCAATCCGAAACGCCGGAGTTCATGCTCGGCGTTCATATCCCCTCGAGCCAGGCGTCGACCAAGGAGCAGCGGGCGCCGGTCGAGCGCAAGACCGAGCGCCGGCGGCTGGTGTGGACCGAGGCGCTGCAGAAGGGAAACGAGATCCTGCTCCGGATGCGCGAATATCACGACGGCAAAAAGGCGACAACTTACGATACCACGATATCCTGGGGCGTGATTTTCGAAAAGGACAAGGCAGAAGATGCGGATGTCCTGGACAAGAAATCCAAAGCCGTGGCGGTGTTGAGTGAGCTGGGGATCATGTCCGTCGAGTCCGCGCGGAAAGCCTTGCCCGAAGTCATCGACGATCCGGACAAGGAGACCGAGCGGATCAAGAAGGAAAAAGCAGCCACGAAAAATTTGACCGAAGGAGGTTCAGCATGAGTTTAGCTTTCAAGGAAGCAATATTGGGGTTGGCCGATTCGGGATCGGTCGCGGATGCGTTGGTGATCACGGATATCACGAAACCGACCAATGCGCAGATCGCTTACGCGGCGAACATCCCTTATACGCCCAAGACTTCGACCTGCAACGAGATCAAGGTCAAGCGCGCCGCGGGCAAGGTGGATTTGAATTTCACCAACCTGGATGCCGTGGATCCGCACACGATCAAGTACGAGATCTGGGTGGACGGCGTCAAGGTGATCGACCGGTCCACCGGATTTGAGATCCTCCAGGGCGGAACCCTGGCCAAGTCCGAGCTTATTTACCAGGTGGATCCGGCGGACGCGGTTTTGAACGTCGCGGTTTACCTGTGGGCGGATGAGGCCAGCCAGATCCGGCTCGACGATCACCGGGTGTACGCGGGAATCGGCAGCGAGCAGGAAATCAAGTGCCTCGAGATCGAAAAGGAATACATGCAGGGGCTGTACATGCATTGCACGGTCGTCGGCATGGGCGCGGCCGATTACATCATCTACGCGCATTATTCCGGCGCCAAGATAACCAATGCCGCCACCCAGCTCGCCATTTCCCAGATGCTGCCCTACACCGACGTGGTCTTGAAGCCGTCGGCGGGTGAGTTCATTTACCTGGATGGGATCTCGCTCGTTTAAGGAGGAAAATATGAAACGATTATTCTGCGGCGAAATACTTAAAACACCCCCGAAGAAAATACTTGATGCCGAGACGCTTTTTTTCAGTGACGATGCGGAACTCTGCAGCGAGGAGATCCTAAAAGACATTAAGATCGATCCGGTCGTAGACGTCACAAAAATGATCGAGGGTGATCCGGCGCCGTTTTTCCCGACGATCAAGGCCATGCGAATCGGTGTTTCGGGAAACAAGAGGCGGTACAGCATGGAAAATCTGGAACAGGTAAAAAAGCAGCTGCCGCTTTATGGTTACCTGGGTCACATCAAGGAAAAAGATCGAGACAGCGAATTCCGGAATCCGGTGACGGTCTGGATCGGCGGCACGATCCACGGCGAATGGCTGTACCTGAAAGGCTACGTGCCGCCGGAAGAGGACAACCTGCGTAAGAAGATCGCCCTGTCGCTCAAGGTTGGAAAACCCATGCCGGTTTCGATTTTGGGTTTCATGCAGCTCAAACTGCAGGGCGAGGTTCATGATGTACTTAACATCCAAGCGCTTTCCGTGGACTGGGCGAACGATAAGATGGAAGGCATCCCGGGTGCCCAGGTCACTACAGTTAGCAGCGAACAAAAAAGTAACCAGGAGGATACAATGACAAGAGAGGAAATCATCGCCGCGCTTTCGCTTGCGGACATCAAGAAGGAGCGGCCGGATCTCGTTACAACCCTGCAATCCGAAATGCAGGAAAGCGACGAAGAGAAGAAAAACCGGGACGAGGAAAAAAAGAAGACCGAGACGCTCGAGAAGGAGAACGTCGATCTGAAAAAGAAGATCCTCGATACCCATCGGGTTGTGTTGCTCGCCGAGATCAAGGACGAGAACGTCCGGGCACTCGCGGACGGATTGCTCACGGGCGAGACGACCGAGAAACTGGACGAGAACTGGAAACTGGTCAAAGAGAAACTGGGCAAGATCGAAAAGCCGGGCATGCCGATCATCACGGGCGCCGCCGAAGGTAAAAAACCGGGGTCCGAATTCGTGAACGAGGATCTGCTGTAATCCCGGCAGAGCCAAGGCAAGGAGGCCAAAGTGGCTAAAAACCAAAAATACTGGGGATGGGTCGAAACCGTACCCTTTACGGCGTCCGCGGACCGCGCGGCCGGCGACCTGGTGCACGAAGGACTCGTCTACGGCGTAGTCGTGGATACTACACTCAGCGGCGCGGCGGGCATGTTGCACTATCGCGGCGGGTTCCAGCTGACCAAAAACGCCGCGACTGAGGTGCACGCGGTCGGCGATGTCGTCGAATTCGTAACCGGCGGCAAGGTCCAGAAACACGACGAAGGTGTGAAGATCGGCAAGGTTATCGAGGCGTCGGGCAACGGGACGACGACGGTGATCGTGGATCTCATGCCGGAGCTGTACTAAGATCCGTCCGAAGGCGGATGATCTCAAAAGCGATGGACAATTTAACCAGGAGATAACGATGAAAAAAATCTTTATTATGTTCCTCATGGTGATCGCGCTCCAGGTAGTTAGTGCGGACGTGCTCAGCGTGACGACACCTACCTACAATAAGTTCAGCGCGGTTCCGGGAACTACGATCTATTTTGACCGGAACCGGTTCAACGACCTGCACCAGGCGGATACGTTGATCTTTTCCAAAGCCCGGGGTTTCACCGTGGACGGGGAAAGCACAGCGGTTTTTATAACCGGAACGGCGACGGCCGGTTTCTTGACGGCCAGCGTGCTCGACGATTCGAGCGTGATCCTAACCACCACGGCAGTTACGGATACGAATAAATCCTACTGGTGGCAGATCATCGTGAGACGATAACAAGGAGACCAAGATGAGAATCTTTAAAAAAGGCATAATCCTCCGCGAGGTAATGGCGAAGCCGGAAAACCGGAAGATCGTCGGTGCGGCGATCACCAATTACCTGCGCTCGGGATTTTACGACAAGGAAGGCCGGCTTATTCCGCCCGGCGCCCGGGGCTTCGGCGCGGAGATGATCGCGAAGACGCCGGCGGATATGCTCAAGCGGCTGGTCGGGGAATACATCGCGGCCGGCGATATCACGGCCGGCGCCGCGGTCGGGATCCAACGCAAGGAGGTATTCTTCCCGGAAGTGCCGGCGGATACCCAGTGGATGCAGATTTTCCGCACGATTACGTCGGATAAGGCGGGCGAAACCTACGAACAGGCTTCCGCGGGTATCACCTTCACCCAATTGAAGCTAGGCGAGAAGCCGAAGCTCGGCACGATCACCCAGGCCGCGAGCTTCGTCCCGAACCTGAAATGGGGCGCGGCTTTCGGTATGCACCGCGAGTGGATCGAGGACAACGAGATCTGGAAGATCGAGGAAATAATCACCGAGGCGAAGATCGCACAATGGGATGCGCTCGCGACCTACATGTACGCATTGCTTACGGCCGCCGGCTGGTCCAACGTGAACTACGCCACATCCTGGATCAACTCGCTCAACCTGGCGTTCGCCGAACTCAAGAAAAAGAAAACGCTGCTACCGAACGTCACGCCGGTCGTGCTTTGCCCGGTCGAGAAACTCGCAGCGATCGTCCAGGCGGTCAAGGACGCACTGGTTGCCGGCGCCCGGGGCGAGCGGCTGACCATGGTCCCGGACATAATCGATTCCACCTACGTTGCGGACGGTGACAAGAAGGTGTACGTCCTGATCCCGAAACGCCGGTTCATCCACCAGGAGCGCGAGGCGTTCCGGACCGAAACCGAAAAGGACATCATGCTCGATGCCGAGGCGTACGCCTGGTATTACCGGGGCAACGGCGTGATCCTGTCCACGGATTACGGGATCAAGATCACGTTCAGTTAACGGGATGAAACGATGCTGATCGATCGGCTGCGGATCCGGCTCAGAAAGTTCGTTACGGCATTCGAAGCGCCGGAGCTGCAGGATTATATCGATTCGGCAAAGAATCAGTACGGGCTGGCAGAGGGCAAGGATGACGAGATAATCCTCAAACTTGCCCTCTGCTCCTGCTACCTGGCGCTGGCCACCGATACCGCGACCTATTTCAAATATACCCAGGGCACGGAAAGCGTGGACAAGTCCATGACCCCGAAAATGTTTATGGAATTATACCAGACGCTCTGGGATACGATCAAAGACCAGTTCGACGGGAAGCCGGTTCTGTTTCAGATTAAAAAAGTCGACCCGTCGGAAACGGAGGAAGAATGAACACCATAAAATGGATCAAGTGGATTGTAATGGCGGTAATCGGCATAATCGCCCTGGTCTGCATATTTTACCTGGCCGTGCTGCTGCGGGGTTGCAATAAGACCGTGAAGGCCGTGAAAAGCATCGGGCAGACTATCGAGCAGGTCGAGGATCACAACTGGGCGAAGCCGGAGAATCCGGAAGCGGCCCGGCCGGTAAAAGCGATCATCAAGCAAAGACTGATCGGCCAGGACGGGAAACCGCGCCTTGAGATCATCGTCCCGCCGTCCAATGACACGACCAAATTACTGATCCCGGGTGGCGAAGAGGTTTACGTCAAGCCGGAAAGCGCAAATGTCATCGTGACCCTAACCCGGCCGGCTTTGATCCGGATCTCGCCGACGTTGCATTTTACTGCGGTCAGCGATTTCAAAACGATCGGATTCGGATTTAAACTCCGGGTAATCGAGGTCTGGCGGTTCGGCGTCTGCGGTTATTACGTCAACAGCATGGGACCCGGTGCCGGCATCGATTTACGGATAATCTCGAACTTGTCCGTCGACGCGATTCAATTCATCAACCAGCGGGCCGTGGGGATCTCCATAAAATTATGATGATCAAAGACGACTTCGATTTCGTCAAGGCAAATTCGCAGGAGATCATCGAAGGCTCCGGCGAACTCATCACGCGCCGGCGGCTCAAAACGTCGGTGCCGCCGGAATCCTACGATTCCGATTTCGGCGAAGTCGTGAAGGAAGGCGAAAACGAATATCTGGTGCTGAATTTCCGGGGCAAGGTTTTTTGGAACGTCACGGAAAAAACTTTGCAGGAGATCTTCGGCGCCGGCAAGACCGCGGACGCGTATGTCCACGTCCCGGATGCGACTGACGTCCACGTCCAGGATATCCTGGTGATCCGGGGACTCGAGTATGAAGTCAAGGAAACGGTCGAGATGCCGCTGCGCGGGATGCGGGTGCTCAGGCTTTTGATCCGGAGCGCGCAATGAAAACGGTATTCGGTTTCGAGCGGGCCCAGGCATTTCTAAAGAAAATCGGTGACGATGCGGAGACGCGCATGGAGCGGGCTATGAAAAAGGCGACGCTCGTCGTGGAGACGGCCGCCAAGGAGAATATCCGGAACGGCCGCACCGATTGGCCGGCGCTTTCGCCGCTGACCCTGCTCCGGAAAAAAGATAACCGGATGCTGTGGGATAAAGGCACGCTCTTGTGGTCCATCCACAGCGAAGTTGAGGCAACGCGCGGGGTGATCGGCAGCGGCTTAAAATATGCGCCGGTGCATGAGTTCGGAACCACATCCGCCGGCGCGAACAATAATATTACGATTCCGGCGCGGTCATACCTGGAGCCGGCGGCGAATGAGAATCTCGATAAGATCCGCAGAGTGTTTTTGGCTGAGCTGAAGGCGGGAGCGTAAATGTTCGAAGCCGCCGAACGACAACTGAAGCGGGTAGTCGAAAGTGTCTTTCAATCTCCGATCGTGCCCATAACGATCGGTGTGCCGGATGCAGAGTGGAAAAAGAAATTTGGATATCCGCACGGTGCGGTAATGATCGGTTCGGCCAAGATCGAAGATTGGATCGAGGACGGCTGTCCGGAGACCGTGACCACGGACGGCGACAAACTGATCGTGGAAACCGCGGTCTGCGAAGCGCAAATGATTTTTAATTTTCACCTGGTGTCGACTTCCAAGGTCCAGCTCGAGCAGCTGGCTATAAGATTTATATCTCAAATTATGAAGATCAAATATTTCGGCGAGGACGAAGAATTTCATTTTACCGCCAACCCGGCCTTCCATGACGTGCTGCCGGATCCGGCGGGCGAACGAGTTTTTGAACGAATTTTTAGCCTGGAGGTTTCCGGGACCATGACCGACAAACTCGTGACCGGTCCGGGCACCGTAGAATACCAGGGCGAAGTTTCAACCAGTGCCACAGTTTTGAACCAAGGAGCGTGACCATGAGGGATTTAATCGACGTGAAGGTGAATCTGCCGGAATTCACTTTCCGGGACGATAAGGGTTATCACACGGTCGTCGGTTTCGGGAAAGTGCCGCGCGATAACATGGAAGTAAAGGAAGCGTTGCAAAAAGGATGGCTCGAGGAAGTAAAACCAGCCGAAGATCCGGGTGAAGGTAGACCCGCCTCGAGCGGCAAAAAGAGATAAGGAGGAATAATGCCACCTACTTTTGATCTACCCGATGTTTATTCCGAAGAAATCGCGCCGTCCGGAGCGCCGGTCCAGGGCGTGGGTACGGGGACCGTCGGCCTGGTCGGAAAATTCAAACAGGGCGATATCAACAAACCGATCCGGATCGGGACCTGGGAAGACCTGGTCCTGAATTTCGGCGGGCTCGCGATCGGCGGCGCAGCGTACGACGCAATGGCCGCGTTCAAAAATAAGTGCCCGGCCATGGTCGTCGTTCGCGTGAAAGGCACCCAGGCGACCAAGACGATCGTGGACCGGCAGACACCGACACCGGTGAATAAACTCAAGATCACCGCGCTCATCGATGGCGTCTGGGCGAATTATGCCGCGTCGCCCAAGGTCGGTATGCAGGCGATCGTCGCCGACGGATCGATCACGAATACCTTCAGGCTGACCGTGAAATTCTATTACTGGGAAAAGGGCGTTCAACTCGAACACATCGAATCCTGGGATAACCTTTCCATCGTATCGACCGCGGCGCGGTATTTCCCGACGATCATCAACGCCTCGAGCAATATGATCGTAGTCGAGGACCTGGCGCCGGCCAGTCAAACGCCGCCCGGGCACCTGCCGGTTGCCGGTACGAACGACATGGCAAGCGGCGCGGAACCGATTTACACCGGATCCGGGTCCAAGGAAGGCATCGATCTGCTGGAGCTGGACGACGATATCAATGTCGTCATCACGGATAAGGACGATTCGAACACGCGCAGTTTGCAGGTCGCGCATTGCCAGACGATGGCGGACCGGATCACGGTGCTCAACCCGTCGATCTTCATGACCGTCGCTGAGGTCAAGGTGCTCGGCGATGCGCTGGACGAGGACCGGGCCGTCCTGGCCTATCCTTGGCTGGTTGTATATGATCCGGTCATGCAGGTCGCGCGGTCGATGCGACCGGCTGGTTTCCGCGCCGGATTGCTGGCCCGGCTCGATCCGTACCTGTCGCCGTGCAATCACCAGGAATATACGGTGATCGGACTCGAGCGTCAGCTGTCGCGGGCGGACCTGGTCAGCCTGCAGAACTCGAAGATCTCGCCGACCTACATCTGGGGTACGCGCGGGATCCGGGTCCGCAACGGAACCAATCTCTCATCGAACGCAAACCTGAGCCAGGTCTACCGCCGCCGGATGACCGACTACGTAATGGAATCGGTCGAGGATTCGTTCGGCTGGGCCGTATCGCTGCCGATCACGCCGGAGAACCGGCAGGCGGTTCTGACCGGTCTGACCAGCTGGTTCCGGAACCTGCAGCTCGCGCAGTGGATCGAGGGTTTCTACGTCAAGTGCGACGAGGACAACAACCCGCCAGCTGTTCAGGCGGCGCGCAAGCTCATCGTCCGCTATGGCGTGAAACTGTTCAACGTCATGGACTACATCGACTTCCAGGCAGAAATCGGGCCGAACGTCATCGTGACGACGGAAGAATAAGGAAGGTGAATCATGCCTAAGAGAGCAATTGTTTCCAGGCAGGCCATGGCCCAGATCGTCGGGCCCAACGGACCGGTCGACGTCGGCAAGTGGGATGAGGTGACGAACAACCAGGAACTCGAAACGGTCGAGCACAAACCGATTGACGGCTCGACCGAATACCTGGTGGAAGGAGCAAAATACTCGGGATCTCTGAAGCGCGGTGAGTATGACGGCGTACTCGCGCAACTCGCATGGGATACGGCGCACCCGGGCATTGTGGATCCTCCCCGCCACATCCTGGTCGTCACCACGATCTATAACGACGGCACGGTGCAGGTGAAGATGTTTAAGGAAGTCCTGTTCCCGAAGCTGGGCGAATCGATCAGCCGGGGTAATTACGTTACCGAAGATCTGGACTGGGTGGCTGAGGACATGGAAATTCTGGCATAACCAGGGCCAGGGCGGTTCCGCCACAGGCGGGACCAGGCTTGAGGGGCTCCTTGCCACCAGGAGCCCCTCGGTCAAAGAAAGGAGATCACATGAAGGAAATCGAATTCAAACTGCCGAGCGGAAAAAAAGTCAAGATGCGGGAAATGACGGGCCTCGACCAGGTGACGACGATCCGGAAATTCATCGGTAAGTCCAATGATGAAAAAGATTTAAAGGTTTTCAACGACATCGCACTCTGCATCGTCGAGATCGAAGGCAAGCCCAAGCCCAAGGGATATGAGGATCTGCTCGACCTATCAAATAAGGATATGACCGCCCTGCTTATGGCCTACAACCAATTGAACATCCTGACGCCGAAGGAGATCGAGGACCTGAACGGTTTTTTCGGTTTCGGGCCGGGCTTAAACTCCTCGCTGAAGAATTCGGGTACAGCATAAAGGATATCCTGATGATGCCGATTGCGGAGCGTGAACTGATGGAAGAAGAACGGGCGGAAAAAATCCGGCAGCTCGAGGAGAAACGTAACCGATGAGAACCGCCTTTGAAGTCGGCGTCGTCCTGCTGGCCCGGGATATGTATTCGAAAGTCGTGGCAAAGGCCGAGCGGGATCTCGGTGCTTTAAGAAACGTCTCCCAGAAATCCGCCGATGAGTTCACCAAAAGTTTTAACCAGGCGAAAAAGATCGGAGCGATCGGGCTGGGAATTACTGCGGCCGGCGTTGCGATTACGAATTATATGAAGGGTGCCGTGGAACAAGCCGGCGAAACCGAATCGGCGATCAGTCGGGTATTGATCGACATGGGCGAATCGGCGAACGTCTCGAAGGAGATGATCAAGAAAGCTTTTTCCGAAATCAAAACGACCTGGGGCATGACCGACGGCGAAATATCGGATTCCATGCGCGCGGCCGGCGGCCGGTTTGGTGATTATGCGAAAGGGATTGAAGCGACCAGCATCGCGGCCGTCCTGGCGACCGCACGAAGTATCGATCTGGGATCGGCGACCAACATGTTGACGACGACGTTCATGCAGTTTAGCGATCGGATGGATAAAGGCCTCTCCGACGAAGAAAAGATGATCGGTACGGGTAACGTCCTATCCGAAGTAATGAAGCGGCTGGGCGGCAACTGGGAGGGTCTAAACCTATATCTGGGGTCAACTTCGATCAAGGCGAAAAGCGCCGGCCAGTCCATGGAGACGGTGCTGGCCACGGCCGCGATCCTGGGCAAGGATGCGGTAAAATTAAAAATGGGCGGCGCCGCCATGGATAATATCCTGGATACGATGACCAAACTCCGTAGCAAATCGCCGGGTCTGCTTTCCCTGATGCCGAACTTCCGAAAAAATAATGATTTTATCGTTTTCCTCGAGGACATGAAGGGCGCGATGGCGAAACTCGGAATCAAGGACACCCAGCAACAGTTGGCTTTCCTCTCCCGGTATTTCGGTTCGAGCGCCGACATGGTGCAATATTTTATTTCCAACCTCGAGGATCTGAAAACCCAGAAAAAAACCTTAACCGATTTAAGCGCCCAGACCGATAAGGGATCCCAAATTTTCAAGGATGCGAATGAGCAGACCAAAAACTGGGAAAAAAGCCAGGTGATATTGAATGCCCGATTGGGCGAACTCAAAGAAGCCCTGGCGACATCATTATTACCCTTGACGGAAGCATTCAGTAAGGCCTTGGGCGGCCTGGCAAAATGGTTATCGGAAAATAAACTGGCGGCCGGCATTCTGGGTGTGGCTGGCGCAATCATCGGCATCGGCGGCGCAATTGCGACGATCGCGGGGCCCATGGTAACTCTGCTCGGCGCATTTAAAATGTGGAGACTTCAAGCAGACCTGACAAGAATAGCACAGGCGGGATTGAACCGCGAAGCAATTTTGGGTGGCGCGCCGATCGGAAACATCAATTCGCAAATGAAAAATTTAACCGGTTCAACCTCCGGATTAGTTGGCATGCTTTCCAAGGTGGGTGTGGTTGCTACTGCCGCTTTTGCAGGCTGGGAGATCGGCACTCTGCTCCGACAGATCCCGGGGTTGGATGAAGCAGTACAGAAATTAATCGCACATCTCCAGGGTAAGGAATTTATCAGCGAGGAGCAGGAAAATAGTGTTTATTCAAGACTCGGCAATATCCGAGCCGAATTAAAAAAGGGTGTACAACTGCCAGAAGAGACGATAAAAAAATATATTGAGATCGAATCACGGATTGCAAAAAGTTATGGTCCGTTGAATGAGGATTTTATTGCGAAATTAGTACGCTCGGGGATATCCGAAGAACAGGCCCGTAAATACAGCGGGATAAAGATACCGTCGCCAGGTGTAATCAGCGGTGCCTCGAGCAGGAACGCAACACCGGCCATAATCAGCGGTGCTTCGGGTGGCAGTGCAACGCCGATACCCCAGCACCAAGCCGGGACGGCTCGCGTGAATAAAACCGGGCTGGCAATCGTGCATGAAGGCGAAGAGATCCGGAATAAGTCCATGGCCAGCCGCTCAAACGCTGAATCAAATATTAACCTGGGCGGGATTACAATCAATTTAATTTCAAGCGGCTCGACGATGACGGATGCGGAAAATATTGCCCGGCTGGTGATGGCCAAATTGGATCGCCGGTTAAAGGCCGAAGCGAGGCGGTTTTGAACGTTAAGATCGGAAGTACGTCTTTGAATCCACTGCCGGATAGTTTGACTGTGCAGTCGCCGCAGAAGATCGCGGAGATCGAATTGCCGCATACCCAGAATGCATTCCAGGATTTCGGACCCGGTCCGAAGCGGTTTTCCCTGGGCGGGATCCTCAGGGCATCAGACGGCGGGATCAAACTCGCGCTCGCTTTCGATGAGACGAAACGGAAAGGCGAAGAGATTATCTTTGCGATCGGCCAAGATGCTTCCTGGAAGGTTCGGATCCAGCAGTTTAATTTTGATCTCCTGCGTCGGGGCAATATCCGGTACACCATGGATCTGGTCGAAGTGTCCGAACCCGAACAATTTGTATTCATGCCGCAGCCGGAGATCTATGCGCCGGACCGGATGCAGGCTTGGATCGCCTTGATCAAACTCCAGGCGAAGGGATTCGAACTCCGGGGCGCGTTGGCTCAGGTCCATAATGCGATCTGGAAGCTCGAGGAAGGTCTGGCCAAGATAAAAAACATGATCCGGGATATCCGGGAACTGGCCGAATTGCCGGCCAACCAACTGAACCTCCTGAAATTCGAACTCGGGATTTGCCTTCTGCAGTGCGATATCATCAAACAGGAAGCGAAAAGAATTCTGGACGCGCCGCAGCGAAATTATTCCGCGGCCGAGGAAATGATCAAATACGTCTACCAGTACGTCCAGGCGATCGCCACGGAGGGCGGGGTGATGTACACGGCATGTCTGGCCGTGCCGAAGAAGGAGCAGACGTACACCGTGCGGGATGACGATACGCTGCAGGGGATCTCGGTAAAGTATTACAACACGCCGAACCGCTGGTCGGAGATCGCGGCCGCCAACGATATTCTGGACCCGACATTGATCGTAGTCGGCCAGGAACTGGAGATCCCGGTATGAACGATGACATCCGGATCCTGCTCGACGACAAGGAGATTACCCGGGTGCAGTCACTCCACCTCGGAAAAAATACCCGGGCCGAGGCAAATGATTTCAATTTTACGATTGAAAATGGCGGGGACCGTTATACCGATATTTTTTATCAGACTTCGGGCGAGCTGATCCAGGTGGAGATCATCGGGACGATCTGTTTCCGGGGTTTTGTCGATACGGCGGATTTCCCATACATTCCGCAGGAGATGATCACGGTCAGCGGCCGGGATTATACAGGACTCCTGATCGACCAGATTGTATCTTCAGAACTGGCAATATATTTTTCCGGCAAGACCGCTTCGCAGATCGTCGGGGTCATCGCGGATAAATACGGATTCAAAAAGGATCTCGAGGCAACTGCGAATACCTACCTGGAAGATAAATTATATGCGGGCGGCATGCCGGCCTGGGATGTGATCCGAAGCCTGGCCGAAAAAGAAGGCTTCGACGCCTACGTTACCAAGGATAAGGTGGTCGTTTTCAAAAAACGCGAGATCTCCTCGAATATCAAACGGGTATATTCACCGGATCCGAAATTGGGGATCGTACCCAGCCAGCTGGAAATTACCCAGGACAAAACTTTAACCCTGGCGCTTAAAGTCCAGGTGATTGGTTATGATCCTACCCAAAAATACCGGATCAGTTATATCGCGGCATCGAATAAATGCAACCGGGAAAACTATAAAATCATTACGGTGTGGGACGAAACGCTCAAAACCAAGAAGGAAGTGGCGGCCCGGGCGGAAGCTCTGCTCCGCCAGTATTCCAAAGAACTCACGACCGGATCACTTATCATTCCGGTGGATCCGGATCTCGAACCCGGCGACGGCATCGAGATTAAAGGAATCAAGCTGGCCGGTAAATTTTATGTGACCGACGTCGACATCGATTATGAAGTCCAAGGATTCCTGACGACGGTCAAATTCGCGAGCAAAGTTTTAACCGAGGCAAAGACGGTGGAAGCATGATCCGGGAAATTCAAGAACAAATCAATAAGGCACTGGCCAAGCTTCAGTTTTTCGCGGTTGGCAAGATAACCAAAGTCGACCTGCCGAATTACCTGGTGGCGGCAGAAATTTTGACGACCGGGATGAAGACAAACTGGTTAAGAATCGGGACCGCATATTCCGGCGCGGATTTCGGTTTGTGCATGGCGCCGAATATCGGCGACGAGATCCTGATTTGTTTTCCGACCGGCGATCCCGCCGGCCAGGGTATCGTGGTTAGCCGGCTATTCGGCAAGGATGCGCCGCCGGTCGCGACCGAAGAGGAAATCGTCCTCCATCATAAGAGCGGGACAAAAATCATCGTGCGTAAAAATGGTGCGGTGATTATCGAGACGCCGGATAAAATCCACCTGCTCGAGGAGAACGCATCCGATACCTGCCCGACCGCGCAGCGGATGACCCAGCGGTTAAACCAAATCGTTCAGGAAGTTAATGCCTTTGTCCAAGTTTTCAATACCCATACCCAGGTTGGCAATCTGGGGGCGCCGATACCTCCGCCGCCCGCGCCGGCGACTCCGCTCACTCAGGTCCAGAAAACGGAAATCGAGCAGGCAAATGTTCTTATACCATAAGGGGGAAAAATGGCTATGAACGGTGATGCGTTGGCAGCTCAATTACTCGCTGAGCTGGGAACGGTGCCGGCAGACGCGGAGAACAATATCCGGATCCTGTGCCGGGTGCTTGTGCAATACATACAGCAGAACGCCCAGGTGGCGCCGGGTATCACGGTGGTTGGTGCGTGTCCGGCTGGTGCGGTTAGCGGCTCGACAACAACGCCCGGGCAGGTCCTGTGAAATATCTCGGTTCGGATATCGGCTTGGATTCGGAAGGCGCGCTGGCTGTGGAGAACGGCGATATCGGAATCGTTGCGGGATTGGATGGATTGTCCGGGAATCTTCTGGACCGGGTTTTTTCAGGGATCGGCGAACTGATTATGCATCCGGATTTCGGCGCCGGATTGATGGATAAGGTGAGCCTGCCCTTATCCCAGGACCGGATCGATGACACGGTAGTAACCGTGAAACACGAACTGCTTAAGGATCCCCGGGTGGCAGAAGTGACTTACATCGAGGGCACGGCGGAAGGCCGGATATTTTATGTTTCGGCGGGGATCAAGACCGTGACCGGCCAGGTGATCGGCAACCTGGTTTTCCCGTTTGAACTGGAGATGGCATGAAATACGCAAGCGATATTTATCAGACCATCCGGAATAAATTTTTAACCCTGAACCAGGCAATTACAAACTTCAACGTGGGTTCGCGGATCCGTTCGCTTTTCGAAGCGGTCGCGCTCCCGATTGAGGAAATCTGGTTCCGCATCGATTCCATGTACCAAGGGCTTTTCGCGGCGACGGCCCGGACCGATGATCTGGATCTGCGGGCATTGGAACTCGGCGTCCAGCGTCGGGCCGCACAGAAGGCAACCGGCTACGTGCGCTTTTCCACGTGTTGAATGGGGAATGCTCCGATCATCCCAGTTGGGACGATCTGCTCAACAGAACCGGCGGTAGAACCAATTATTGAATTCCTGACCACTGAGGAAAAACAGATATCCGCCCAAACCGGTTACGTCGACGTGCTGGTCGAAGCAAAGACGGCGGGTGCGGACGGTAATCAAGAGGCGAATAAGGTTACGTACCTGCCGCAAGCGATCGCGCAGGTGGATACGATTATTAATTTGAATCCAATTACAGGTGGCGCCGATATTGAGGATGACGACAGTCTGCGTAAACGGCTGGTCCTGAGATGGTACGGGACGAGTTGGGGCGGGTGCGAAGAATCTTTTCGGTCGATGGCGCTCGAGGTGACGGGTGTCGCCGAAGCCCAGGCTATAGCTTGTTACCAGGGGCCGGGAACGGTCAAGGTTTTGATCTGGGCCCGGAACGAATCGGGGACGCTGGTTCCGGGTTCGGACAGCCTAGTGACGACGGTGCAGGATTATCTGGATGAGCGAAAACCGATCTGCACAAAAGTGCTGGTTGAAAAGCCGGCCGGGATCATCCAGGACGTGTTCATTTATCTCGAAGTGGAAACCGGTTATACCTTCTCGGTGATCAGTGAAAACGTCAAGGCGGCCGTAATGACTTTCTTTAGCGGTCTTGGGCTTAACGAAAATCTAATTGTCGCTCAGCTCTTGGCATCGATCATGGCTGTAACCGGAGTCAAGGATATAACGATCGGCAAACCGAAAAATAACGTAACCGGCTCGCCGTTGCAAACCATTTTACTCGGGCGCTGCATAATCCAATCCAAGTCAGGAGAGACGCAATATGCTGACTGGTAATCGCATCGAGCAATTCCTACCCGGCTTCTTGAAACGGGCATCAGGCGGAGTCCAGGATATCTGCCAGGCAATTGGTGAGTCCCTGGACCAAGCAATTACCGCCGCGCAATTATTGAAGGCCCAACTCATGGCTAACCGGCTTACCGGATTCGACGCGTATTATACATCAGCGCAACGCCCTGCGGACCTGAATCTAATCGGCGCCTCGCGTTTCGTTTTTAAACGAGACGAAGAGACCTGGGATGATTTTGAAACGCGGTTAAGATTTTTCCCGACTGACGTTCGCTGGTTCGGGACCCGGGCCGGGATCATCCAGGAGTTGGAGCGGACCGGCTTGACCGTGGATTCCATCGAGGAATTGAGAGATGAACGTAACCGGTTCGTCGTTTTAGCCTTGGCGGATCAATGCAGCATAACGGAGGACCAGTTGTCGCACGTTTTCGGTCTTGGGGATGAAGATCCGTACGTGCGCGGAGATCGGGGCTACGGGCTCGAGGACTGCGAAGATTTTATGTTTATCGTGCGGTTATCGGGCGCAAGTCCGTATGCCAAGCAGGATGTCAAATCGATTTTGAAGCAGGTTAAACCGCCTTATACAAAAGCATTCGTGTTTTTTCCGAATGAACAAGTGGCCGAGGAGGTTGTATGAAACATTTGGAACATTTTTCGGGTTTGAAACCTTCGAAGGAAGATTTTCATTTTGAGCGGGATGCTAAAGAAGCCGCGATCAAAGATCATATTTTGGATCTGACCGGTAACGCGATCGGCGGTTCCGGAATTTTAAAGGGAGTTAGTGACGAGATCCAAGTTTACATCGATGATCCGGCTCAGTTTTTAATTTGCAAGGTGAAGGCGGGTGCGGCGTATGTCCAGGGTGAGAAGGTTTTGATCTCTGCGGTCCAGACGGTCAATTTGACGGACGTCGAAACTGAAGCGAATATCATCTGGCTCAAATATAAACTGATCGATTCGAGCGATCCTAATGCGGTGCGGAATCACTACATCACAGGGCAGCCTTATACCGTATGGAAGGTGGATTCCTTTGAACTGGGCGCGACCAAAGAATCGCAATACATCCAGTCGATCAGTGAAATCAAACTGGCCCGGGTGGCGAAGGTATCCGGTCAGCTGGTAGTGACCAATGATTACCGGTTATATTTAAAATTCAATCCGGAATGCTGGCCTAATTATACCCCGGATTCGGACTTCTATGTGGGCGGTCCAGCCGGCACGGGAAGAAAAGTATTGGTCAAACAATTTGCGCCGCCGGTCCCGACCCGGTTAACGCTGTCAACCGGCTGGGATCAAATATATCGCAAGAACGGTGAAGCGGCCGGCTTGCTGAGCGTGCGGCCGGCTTATATCAAAATCATCTTCGGAGACCAGGGTTCAGGGAACGCTACGGGAAATACATTCGCCTGGGTTACAAACCGGATCGGTAACTGGACGACGAACGAATGGGCCAACTACTATTTAACCTGCTCCGACGGCAATTCATGGAAAGTCGTTTCCAATACATCCAATACGTTGACCCTCGAGGCGGCTGCCGTACCGGTGACCGGTATTTTCTGGTTGGGCCCGCTGGCCGCCGGTTATAAATTTATGTTGCAAATCTTGGATCCTACCGATGATACTGTTCAGGGAACGATAGAAGCAGAGGCATCCGCTGCGGAATCGCCGGTAAAGATGGAATATATCTGGCATGGTTTGACGCCGGATATTAAATATTCTATAAAGGTGGCCAGCCGGGGTGGTTGGTTCCAGGACGAGTGGTCGGCATTCTCCGCAGCACAAACGATCACGGCCGGCGGAACGAAAGTGATTCCTGATAATTGCGCGAGTACGGTCAAGGACGTAGTTGTTACAGCTGAGGATGATGGTGTTCGTATTTCCTGGGATATTGAGAATACATACGTCAACGACGTGGCTGGTTTGGAGATCGTGTGGACGGATGATGGGTCGGACCCAGATTTTGATACCCTCGGACATAAAAAAGTTTTTACGGATCGAAAAGCGATCGTCATTCCTTCGAAGCATTCGACGGACCTTACAAACATCACCGTTAAGGCGAAACTCCGGGCGGTGGATAAAGCGGGCCGGCATTGCGTAACGCCGATTTCGATTACCCCGACAATCGCGAAAAAATATCTCGGAAACATCGAAACATACATTACCGAATTAAAAACCGCGCGGGGTAGTGCTCCAACCTTGAATGATCGAATGAGCATAAGCATGGAGGCATCCGGAAAGAATAAGGCAATCATGGAAGCGGAAACGGAAATCGGCGATGCACGGGCCGGTTTTGCTACGATTGGTGAACGGATAACCAGTTTATCCTTATCAAACATCGATTGGGAATATACCAGAGTTGTCGCTAAGAATGGAACGGCTTATCAAACAATTCAAGCGGCGGTTAATAGCGTCCCGGATTATGCTTCGGGGGTTCCCAATAAATATGAGATATGGATAATGCCCGGAGTGTATGTGGAAAGAGTGTCAACCGTTGGCAAGGCATTTCTCATGTTCCGTAGTTTTGGTGCTGTTTTATACGGCAGCATTAATAATGATACGGCTCTTGGTGACTGGCAAAATATAATTTTGATGGAAGGGTTGCGGATTATTAATAGTTCGAGCGGTTATGACCCGTTCCATTATGCTGGCGCTCCTACAAATAAGAACGAGTATTTGGAGGTGAGAAATTGTGCTTTCATCAACAATTCAATTGCAGCGGGTGATAGAGCATTTTACACTCTCGGCCCTTCGAAACTATTAATCAAAAATTGTTATATGAGGGCCAGCGGTGATAATTCAACTGCTGAAATTGGTGTGGTGGTTGGCACCGGTAAATTTAAAATACTTAACTCGGAATTCCAGGCAGACAGCCCCAATGTAACCACCAAGGCAGTCATCACAAATGCTTCCGGTTGTGCTTATGCAAAAATACTACATTGCATCATGAGTGCTGCGAATTTAGCTCCGGCTATTCGTTCCAGCGGAACACTCATAAAAATGGCTCATAATTCTTATACTGTTGCGCCGGCAGGATCTGCGGGATATGACTACGGAGCACTGAACAATATAAGTAACGTCCTCTTCGATGCGGGTGATTTATTGGATTTTGATGAATGGACCTATACGATACCCACTCCATAGAGAGGTGATATTCCATGGGGATTGATAAAACCGTCAAAAGGCACGGAGGATATGCCGATCTTGGTCAGAGCACCATTGCGTTATGGCATCTTATAAAAAATCAATTTCCATTCATCGATTTTTTAAATAAGATGATTTCTCTGCAAGGCATACCGAGTATCCTTACCGGTAAAAATGCCGAGATTGTCGTTCAGGGTGAGGGTGAGGTGATTGGACAACGACGACAAATAAATTTTATCGCCGGGACCGGAATCCAGATCACCGTTGTGGACGATCCAACAAATAACCGAATAAATATTACGATCACGGCCACCGGCGGGATTATCCCCGATTAAGATGGAAATAGCCCCTATATTCCGAAACCAAATCATCCAGGGCAATGTTTTAACGGAACTCCGGCAACTGCCGAACGACAGCATCGACACCATCATCACCAGTCCGCCTTATTGGGGATTACGCAATTATGGTGAGCAAACCAAAGCCATATTTGACGGGACTCCGGACTGCGCGCATGAGTGGGCATTGAACTGCGATCATACCGGTATGTGCATGAAATGCAACGCGTGGTTCGGTCAATTGGGATTGGAACCAACACTGGAAATGTTCATCGATCACTTTATTCAAATCACCCTCGAATTACACCGCGTATTAAAACCAACCGGCGTGATGTTCTGGAATCATGGCGATGCTTACGCCTCCAATGGAATAAAACAATTTGAAAATAATAAATACGGAGGAAAATCGGGCACCTATTGCGGTCGTGCACGAACCCGGGAATACCCAGCCAAGTCAATGCTTTTACAAAATTATCGTTTGATTACCGATATGATCGATCGTCAGGATTGGGTTTTAAGAAACGTCATCATCTGGCATAAACCCAATCACATGCCATCGAGCATGAAAGACCGTTTTGCCAACGCTTACGATTCGGTTTTTATGGTCGTTAAAAACACGGAAACACAGTTCTATTTTAATGAAAAGACCATGGAGTCAGCGACCTTTAAACCCGAGGTATTAAAACGCAACCTTGATTGGAAATGGAGTAGATGTCCAAGGTGTGAAGGACGCGGAAAATTGGCCGGGAGGAAACGATCTATTGTATGCGCGAGATGCTCTGGTAACGGACGCATAAAGCGGTCATTTTGGCATGGCCTCGACTATTGGTTTGATCTGGACGCGGTGAGAATTCCGCATAGTCTATCGACCGTCAAACGTATTAAATATCCCCTGGCACCTTATGGTGATGGCGGAAAGGGTATTGGCTGTCGGATGGCCGGATCGATGAAATTAAATTTAGATCAAAAAATGATCGATTTGAATCCGGCCGGGAAAAACCCCGGCGATGTTTGGCTCATACCAACTCATGCTTTCCCTGGTAAACACTTTGCTACCTATCCCGAAAAACTTATCGAACCGATGATCAAAGCCGGATGCCCACTACAAATCTGCAACAAATGCGGGAAACCCAGAGTAAGAGTCTCAGAGGCCAAATACATTCATGCTGGGCAGAAGAATCCGTTAAGTAAGATGCTCAGTAAAGAGGCCCGGCGCAGCGGATCTTTCTCTGGGCCCTCAGCGATGAAATTTGGACGTGCATTTGGGCAACACTATACAAAGGGGTGGACTGATTGCGGATGTAACGCAGGATGGCATAAGGGCATCGTCCTGGACCCTTTTATGGGCAGTGGGACAACGGCCGTGGTGGCTCTGAAATTGGGGCGGGATTACCTGGGGATTGAGATTAACCCCGAGTACGTAAAGATGGCCAATGACCGGATTAATAGTCTCCAAATAAGCCAGGAGTTGGTCATTAAAACGGTAAAAAAGGCTGCTTAAATGACTGTCAACTTTTGGGGTCAAAAGCACTAAAATTGTGCAAAAAGTTGACACTTTTGACAATATTTTGACAGACTTAAAACTGACCAAATGACACGATCACAGTTTTAATTTTTCGCAATCAGCAACACTATTCTTTCTTGACATCTCCCTTTTTTTGGCTAATATATTTGGGTGAAGAAGACGGTTTTTTTATTCATTCTTTTGCTTTTTAATTGCGCGACCCTGGAGC